CCGCACAATGAAACTCACCAACAACTTCAACTTGCCGGACACATTCGTCAATGTGATCCGCCGCCCCCAGTACAGCAAGGGCGACGCGCAGATCAGCGCCACAGAAATCCTCAACAGCCCCAGGATCGTGGCCCTCAAGCGCAAACATTGGGATGACCTTGAGGAAGACGCATCAGACATGGTCTGGTCGCTCTTCGGCTCTGCCGTCCACAATGTTCTGGAGCACGGCAAGGACGCCCACCATATCGTGGAGGAGCGCATCTTCACCGAGTTCGAGGGATGGAAGGTCAGCGGCGCTATCGACCTGCAAGAAGTCTACGAAGACGGCACCATCATCTCCGACTACAAGGTCACGGGTGCCTGGGCCGTGATGAACGAGAAGCAGGACTGGCACAACCAACTCAACACCTACGCATGGTTGCTTGAGCGGGTGAAGAAGCAGCCAGTCAAAGCCTTGCAGATCGTTGCCATCATCCGCGACTGGTCACGCCGGGATGCACAGACCAAGGACACTTATCCCAAGTCTCCGGTCACGGTCATCTCGATCCCGCTGTGGCCGTATGAACAGCGTGAGCAGTATGTAGCCGAGCGGCTGCGCCTGCACAACGAAGCATTCTTTGCGATTCATTCAGGAGAAGGAATGCCTGAATGCACCGCTGAAGAAATGTGGGAGAAGCCCACAACCTATGCCGTTATGAAAGAAGGCGGCAAACGCGCCAAGAGTGTCCATGAGACACAGGAGGAAGCGGAAAAGGCAAACCCAGGTAAAGGCTACTTTATCGAGGTGCGCCAAGGCGGTCGGACTCGGTGCGAATCATTCTGCCAAGTCTCGGCCTTTTGTTCTCAGTACCAAAACTATCTCAAGGAATCAACATGAACATGATCCATCTCTCCATCCCCGAAACCGACTTCCCTTTCCTGATGGAAGCCATCAGCCTGCGAGCGTTGTCGTTGCAGAACGCCCTGCGCCAGCAACGCTTCGAGCAGAACATCATCACTGGTGAGCGGACGGTAAGCAAGGAGGAGGCATCTAAGAAGGTTGAGGAGATCATCAAGAAGGCCAAGAAGCCAAAGGCAGCGAAGCCCAAGACTTCTCTGAAGGAGCGTCGTGATGCCCTGCAAGCCCTGCTCAGTTTGAAGGAAAGCCGCAGCCTGTCCATTGCTGAGATCGCCCGCCGCACGGGTGTCTCCTATGTAACCGCCCGCAAGGCAGTCATCACCAAGAGGAAGAATTAATGGATAACCAGTTCGCAACACTGGCCGCAATAAATGTCTCAAAGCACATCGAGAAGAAGGGCAACCTGTCCTACCTCTCATGGTCGTGGGCGGTAGATCAACTCATGCGCGCGGACCCCAGTGCGAACTGGGAGTTCCATGCGCCTGAGATGTTTGGCGAAAGCATGATGGTGTCCTGCACCGTCACCGCTTTCGGCAAGCCCATCAAGATGCACCTGCCCGTCATGGATCACCGCAACCAAGCGGCCAAGAACCCTGACGCTGTCCTCATCAACAAGAACATGATGCGTTGCTTGGTCAAGGCTATCGCGTGTCACGGTCTGGGCTTGCATATCTACGCAGGCGAAGACCTCCCTCTTGACGAAGACGGCAACAGGCAGGAGAAGCCCAAGGCCCAGCCCGAGCCTAAGCCTGAGCCAAAGCCTCAACCCAAGGTAGAGCGCGTCACGCCACAGGTCATCGAGGGCAAGGATCGAGACTGGAAGATGAAGATCACCATGCTCGGCGGCAACGACAACCCCGAGGATTGGCTCGGTGTTCTCAACGACATGACAACCATCGCCCTGTCAACCGCCACCTCTACCGATCAGGTGATGTCGATCTTCAAGGCCAACGCAGACATCTTCAGCAAGGCAAAAGAAATTGACGCAGCAGCCTACGACAAGTTGCTCGACAAGTTCAAAGAAGCCAAAGCCAAATTCACAGCAAAGGAAACCGAATGAACTCCATCACAGTCGCTGGCTCCCTGGGCCGAGATGCAGAACTGAAGCACCTTAACAACGGCGATTCCATCAGCGTCTTCTCCGTGGCCGACAGCCAGGGAAAGGACAAGCCCACCATCTGGTGGAACTGCACCATCTACGGCAAGCGCGCCGAATCCCTGAATCAGTATCTGGTCAAGGGTCAGGCCGTCACCGTGGTCGGGCACATCACCGAGCGCGAGTACACCGACAAGAACGGCAACGAGCGCAAGGCTATGGAGATTCGCGTCAATGACGTGATGCTCCAGGGCCGCAAGCAGGACGCCGCTCCTAAGCCTGCCAAGCAGGAAGAGAAGGCTGACTACGACGACTCTGATGTCCCCTTCTAGGAGGTCACATGGTACGCATTTTTTCTGATGTCAATGGATCAGGCGACTTTGTTATTCAAACAACTTGCCTGGACACCGATACTTTTCTTACTGAGTTTGCGGAAGCCTTCGATGCTGCGGTTGTCAAAGCAAACGATGGCGGCATGACGGCAATGGGCATTCTCAAGAACGCCATGCCTATCGCCTACAAACTTTCTGGTTACAAGGCTGACAACGTGCAGGAACAGCGCACTTTGGTGTGCGGAACGATCTCCCCCAACTCTTGCGAGGTGGTTGCAAGTGCAGGCCGGTGAACTGTGGTGGGCAGGGAAGGAAGAAACCCTGTCCGCAAAACTCGACAAGATGGCACCTTCTTGTTTGTCTCTTGAGCAGGTGTTCCTGGCATCGCTTAAAAAAGCACCGACCAGAGAACACGCAGTTTTTGATCCAACACCGCTCAAGAGAGATGACATTGAAGAGCGAATGATCTTGTTCTCACAATGGAAGATGAGCATGGAAGCAACAATTGCATCAGTCGAATCAACTCAACGCGCACAAGCCGCGATCGACAATCTGAGGAAAACCCTGAACGAGTTCCGAGGGGCAATCAAGAATGATTTGAGTTCTATGAAGGCCGCTAGTGAACGGGTTCAGAATGAAGTCCTTCAGATGCAGGATAAGTACCGAAAGGCCCAAGACATCCTGACCACGCCGGACTTTATGAAAGCCATTGAGAACGCCGAGCGCATGGCTGCTGCCCTTGAAGCAATACAGAAGTTGACCGAAACAAAGGTCAGCGTAGCGGTCTTTGGTGGCGGCAAGTGATGGAAACCCTTCAGTTTGAGGCCGTCAAGGTCGCCATCAAACAAGACAAGACGGGATACATCCTGACCTTGAACGTCCACCCGGACGAGATTCCCGTCAAACTCATGCGCGACTTCGTGGGCGCACGGTATCAAGTGGTCATGGTTCGGCTCAACGAAGAGGAAAAGCCAATGAACCGTGACCGCGAGCATGGCCGCGATCCCATCAGAGCAGCAGGCATCATGTGCCGGGATGATCGGTTTGCCGAATGGCTGTATGAGACCGGTCAGATTCTGGACACAACAGAGGCCAGCGTTATCGAGTGGCTCAAGGAGAGGCTTCAAATCAACTCACGCACAGAACTCAAGGATCGGCCAGCGGCTGCCAAAGAGTTGTTTGCGATTGAACAGGAATACAAAAGATGGATAAACGCCTGATCCCGTACTCGGTGCATCTGCCCGAGGAGATATACAAGAAACTCAAGCAGGCCGCAGGGGAGCGCAAGGCATCAGCCCTGGTGCGAGATGCCATCACCCTCATCATCGAGGGCGACGACTCCTTCAACGGTGGCTACAACAAAGCAGTTCGAGATGTGATCTCTGCCCTCAAGGACGACCAATGGTGCAAGTCCGTTTGGATCGAGGGGCAGAGTTTTGCCGACTACATCGCGCAACTGGTTGAGCCCATGATCGTCCCTCAGAACACGAAAGGTAAACGCCGTGCAAAGGAATGAACTACACGACTGGTCTTCTTATCTGCTGGAAGTAGACAAAGAACTCAGGCACATCAACGACAAGTTGCTACACAAGAACTACGATGTTCTCCCGCACATTGTTCAGATTAAAGAGGCGTTGGATAAGACTCTGGTCTGGGTCGCTGAGAACAGTGAACAATAAACTCAC